AGAATATGTATTACCAGTTGCTGGTGATTTAATAAAAGATGATTCAGAAATTGACGATATTACTTTTCACGGTAGTTGCGAAACTTTTTGTTTTAATCGTAAAGCTAAAACAGAAGCTGATCGTAGATATCCTGAAGAAAAAATACATTTTAATTATTGTAAAACTAGAGGTGATAAATACGATTTAGCGGTGTGGTATCTTCTTATCAGTATTAATAAGATTTGTCCTGAAATAATAATTTCAAGGGATGCTTTATAATGGTAGAAAAAGATAAACTTGATTGGTGTTATTACTTTAAAAGTATTGATAGATGGATACGTGTTTGTAGTAAAGATATGAACGAGGGCTTTTCTGTCTTTACTAAACAAACTAGAGTTAAAAAACACTATAAAAAAATCGCTGATTCAGGTGTAGAATTTTATACTTGCGATGACGATGATTTAGATAAAGAATATGGAATGTATTATGGTAATTTAGAGTTTGATCCATTAGATATAATGGAATCTTATAGTGGCCATACTAAAATGTTTCATAAAGAAAATGGTAAATGGTTACAATTATAATATTATCTTGTTTTAATTGATAATAATTATTTTATCTTTAATTTATAATAAATTAAAGAAAGGAAGAAATGGCTGATATACTTACTGATCTACCTGATTTTGTTTCTAAAAAGGTAGATATGCTTACTGCAGCAAGAAGTTTTAAAGTTGCAATAGATAAAAATTGTAGAGAAATGGATATGAATCCCGATTGGGAGACTAACATTATGCTTTATAAAGATTACAATTCTGATAGTTCAAGCGATAAAATTATCGTTGTATCATTTGAAGCTGGACCACACGATTGGGGTGTAGGTTATTCTTTAGGTAGCCACCCTTACAGTTATGCTTGGCCTAATGGTAATATTCAAGATTGGTATTTAGAATGTTATTATGGTTTTGATGTAATGTTTACACCATTAGATTTAGATAAGGCACCTAGTTACGAATCATTTAGTGTAAAACCGGGTCCGTCTAAAAATATGAGAGATAAATTAGATATTAAGGAGGTAAGAACAAATGGCGAGCACATATAAAAAACTGACTGTCTATCTTAATGAGGAACAAGAGAAAGTTTTGACCGATTTTGACCTTAAAATTATAGACAAAGATGATTTTGATCTATTACATTATACAGTAGGAATCATTAGTAAAAGACTAGCAGAAACTAATCACAAGATGATTACAGATGTAGACCCTAATACTTGCGATCCTGTTACATTACAACATAGTAGTAAAACGATAGGATGATTATATTTTTCTTGTTTATATTGATATTATCTTTAGTAATCTGTTTTATATAAGTTAATTATAAAAAGGAGAAAGTAATGGCGATAATACAAAAAGAAGTAGAAGAAAATGACTACGGTAATTGTGCTAAATGCGATACTAAATTAACTATGATGGGTGCTTTATTATGGGATAATTCTGGTTACGTTTGTAATGATTGCGATATGGTAGAAATGGTAATACCTAATATTAAAAGTTATTACGGAGGTAAAAAATGCAAAGACTAATTTATCGTGGTTATGACATCGTAGAATACGACACTCAATGGAAAGTAGAATTAGATAACAAATCTATTGCCACATTTGATAAGGTCGAAGGTGTTAGTGGCGAAGCCAGTTGTATGTGTGAGATTGATCGTATTTATAGAAATGATCGTAAAGAGATTGATGCTAATATTCAACGAGTTGACGCACAAGTTAAATTAAATAGTGATGTACAGAAAGCGAGGAACAATGGTAGCTAATAAATATATAGATGTTGTATCACATAATTCTAAAGCAGTATTGCCTAAAGATTATAAATTTAATAAAATACAACAATCTCCTAAAGTATTACAAATTGTTGATGGTATGTTAGGTTTTGAGTTTAATGGAACTTACATTGTTGACCCGACTTTAGACGAAACAGGTAGATTCCCTGTTAGTGCTACAACATATTATAAGATATCCGCAAAAGATAGAAATAGAATGATTAAGCACAATATTAAAAAATAATGTGGAAATAATCTAGATTTACATTCATAAATAAATCGCTATATTAGGATAAATATGGCGATAACAATAGACCAGATACATCAAACAAACGAGGCGACCTTATCCTCAATGGAAAAGAAGTTCTGTGAGGGTATTGCTGCAGGAAAAGGTAAGAGAAACGCTGCTGTTGACGCAGGTTATTCCGAAACATCAGCTCATGTACAAGCTGCCCGCAACTTAAAGAAAGATAAGATTATCCAATATATAGATAGGTTGAGGGTTGATGCTAGGCGCTTGACAAGTGAGTCTGTGTCAAAAGAGGTAGAGAAACTTGATAAAGTGTATGCTGATGCTTGTGGCAAGAAACAATATTCCGCAGCAGTCAATGCGATAAGGCTAAAGTCTCAGTTGTTGGGGTTCCTTGTTGAGAAGAAAGAAGTACAACACTCTACACTAGACGCTATGAACGATGATGACTTGTCTTCATACCTAGACCAAATTCAAAAAGATCACAACATACAATAACACGCCGCCGCAGGCACGTGATGCTTGTGCCTAGGTGATCAGCGTTGTGCAGCAAGGATCAAGAATATATAAAAAAAAATCCTAGGAATTAAAAAAAAGTTTAAATAGGATATTAAAAATATATTAATTAATTTTATTAACTAATTAAGAAAGTAGAATTATGATTATATTATTTAAATTACCAATTACGTTTTTATTATTTATTACTATTTATACTTTTCTAGTGTAGGTAGTATTATTAGTCTATAATAAGAACAAAAAGAGAACAACAATAAAACTAATACAACAGAAAATAATAGTTTTAATTTCTTTTAAAATAAGTATTATATTTTTATCTTTTAAAAATTATATCTTTTAATAATTAAAAGAGTTTTTAAAAGAATTAGAAAGTAGAAATATGAAAAATAAATCTAACGAAAATAAAATAGTAGAGAATAAAATTTCTTTATCTCATAGAGAGATATCAAAGAATAAAATTTTATTCAGACTTACTAATACTAAAAGAGATAAATCAAAGTCTTTTTTAGTTTATGAAAAAGCTAAATTCTCAACTAATATAGAATTAGCTTATAATAATAACTATCGTAAAATTGATTTTGATTACGATACGACTTTCAATAATAGATTTAAAAAAGTTAATCTATTAGTTGATTTTCCTCAATATATAAATAAATCTAAAAAGAATTTATATTTAGATTTATTAGAGAGTAATAAAAAATATATTAGTGAAAATAAAGTTAGTTCTGAAATTATAGAAAATCAGAATTACTTTACTAAATTAGTTAATAGTCTTTAATAACTAAATAAGATTAGAGAGAGAGTTTTTAAACTCTCTCTCTTTTTTTTTCTTTTTTTCTCTCATCATTTATCTAGTTTTATAATTCGTATTAAGTTTGATTGATTTTAATCGTATTAAGTTTAAAAAGAAAATCTACCCTTTAAGGGAGAAAGAGATAGAAAGAGTGATGAATGGCTTAAATGTATATAAATTTTGTAGTAAAAAAAATTTTTTTATTTTATATCTTTACAATGTCATTTTTAAATAGTAGCCTTCCACCAATTTATTGTAAAGTACGCAAGGAGTATTTATATGATTTACGAAAACATAATGGAGAAAGCGAAGACTGTGTTATCTTTGGTCTTACAAGTATACAGGGTCGTGGTCTCCTCTTTAATATCATGTTGGAAAATGGCGCTTGCTTTTGGCGTTTGCCAATATGTGCCTTCTTTTCTAAAAGTATGGAACGGAAAGAAGTGCCAGATTTGTCAAACGACTTTCTTCAGCTGTGGAATTGCTTTGGTTACCATCATAGTGTTAATCATTTTTCTTTTTTAATCGGACAACGAGCTAAATATATTGGTAAAGATAAAAAATTTTATCATGGTGAGTATCTGTTTACCGTTGACTGGTGTCACCCTGATTCCAATTTACTTGACACAGATCATTCTGAAATTCCTCAGGAGCATAAGTGCGCTCATATATTGGAGCTTGACAACGGTAATTTTGCTGCTCAACCTAATAACAGACTATTATGGAACATTAATTCGTTCACTACGAGAAACGAAATCCCAGACTACAAAGTCCAAACAAACGAATGGAATGTAGAAAATAAGGATTGGCGGACCGAGGATACGGATAAATTTTTCTATGAGATAGAAGAAAAAAATTAGGTGTTGCTTCAATGGTAGGGAGACTTACTGGAAGCAGGGGTGATGGTGGGCAAAACTTTTTTGTTTATATAGTATCATAAACAAATTAGAGTGAGGAATGACAGTATCAATTTTACTTCCTACAAGGAAGAGAGTTCCCTTACTCAAAAAATGTGTAGAATCATTATTAGATAATGCTTCTGATCCAAGTAAAATTCAACTTCTTTTTGGAGTAGATGACGATGATCCAGAGAGTATAGATTATTTAAAAAATTTCAAACATCCAGCTAGATCAGTAATAAAGTTTAAAAGACAAGGTTACGAAAATTTACATTTATATAATAATTCTTTAGCTGCATATGCTCAAGGCATGTGGATCATGTTCTTTAATGACGATGCTATTATGAAAACTAAAAATTGGGATTTAGAAATTAGTAAGTTTGATGGACAATTTAAACTGCTTAAAGTTCGAGAACAAACAGGACACCCTTATAGTATCTTTCCTATTATGCCCTATGATTGGTTTAGATGTGTAGATCATATAAGTCTTCATGGTCAAAATGATGCGTGGGTCTCAGAAATTGCTTACATGTTAGATATTATGCAAGAAGTTGATATAGACGTTTTACATGATCGAGCAGATATTACTGGTAACAATAATGACGATGTCTTTAAAGAGAGAATATACAAAGAGGGAAACCCTGATCAAGAAGGTGATTTACATCATCAAAAAATGGTTAACTCTAGATTTGCGGACGCAAGTAAGTTATCTTGGTTCCTAGATAAAATTGGACAAAGTTCAGAACATTGGAAAAAGATTACTCGAAAAGAAATAAAACCTTTTGCTAATTTAGAAAAAAAATTTTTAGAGTATCAAGAAAAAGGTTCCATAGGAGCAGGTAAACAAAATGCAAAAACCGCAGATCAAGGAAAAGTTAAAGTCAGCTATACAGATATACAAAAAGACTAAAGATCCAAGAGCAGCCGAAGTAATAGAACATTTAAATAAGATACTATCGACTTCTAAATCTAGAGATAGTTTATTAGATTATGCAAAGCACGTGTATCCTGGATACAAGGATCCAGCTCATATACAATTGATTGCAAAAAATTTACAAGCTCTAGAAAAAGGAGAGATAAATAGATTAGCAGTGTTCATGCCACCAAGACATGGAAAGTCTATGTTATG